TTCCAGTGTTGCCTAAACGTATTGCTTTATAACCTGTGCCATAAGGTGCGGTAGATTCTAGTGTGACAGTGCCAGACGCAACGGTTGAAGTGATTTGCCCCGTGGCCGACACCGTCGTAAACGCCCCTGTGGACGGCGTGGTCGCTCCGATAGCCGTTGAGTTTAGGCCAGTGGAGGTAAGAGCAGCAACTTTTTGAAGATTTACACCAAATTCAATGTTGGTTGCTCCTGTGGTTACTAAAACGGTAGCGTAAGGTGAGCCGCCGACCACTAATGCGCCACCTGTGCTGCGCTCAACGCCCAACTGAAAGTTTCCGCCGGTGTTACCGATTTGGAGATACTGCTGCGTGGTTGCAGCCGCGCTTCGGTTGAGCACTATTCCGTCAACCGTCGAAGTAAGGGTGCCACTGAAATTGCCCGTCGTCGCCGCCACCGTGCTCGGCGTGGTGGCACCCAGCGTGCCGTTCAGCGCACCTCCTGTAATAGTGGGGCTAGTGAGCGTTTTATTCGTCAGGGTGTCTGTCGTGGCGCGGCCAACTAGCGTATCCGTCGCATCTGGCAGCGAAAGCGTTCTGTCCACGGTCTGCGTGCTGCTCAGCATTGTGCGTGTGTTTGTCGTGCCGCCGCTAGCGTTGAACATGAGCCGTTTTGTTTCGTCTACACCGTCTGTGACATTAACGTAGCCTGACGCGCCTTTGGCGACCAAGTGCAGCCCAACAGACGCATCGCCACCTGTTGCGCGAATATGCACAGGGTTTCCTGTAGAGTTATTTTCTATCGTCACCTCATTCACCGCGGACCCCACCGAGGCCAGCTTTAAGGTCTCGTTTCCGCTTGCGTCATTGATTTGGGCAATCACTGGGGTGGTGATTGTTGGCGAGCCTGACAGCACTACGTTGGTTGTGCCTGTGGAGGTCGTGACTCCTGTGCCGCCGTTGGCGACTGGCAAGGCCGTGCCAGAATATGTCATGGCCAGCGTACCTGCGCCTGTAATAGGACTGCCAGAAATTGAGAATACGCTTGGCACCGTAGCGGCTACGCTTGTCACCGTCCCGCCAGACGAGGGAGAGCTATTGGTAACCGTAAAGCTCGGATAGGTGCCGCTGACAGATATACCCGTGCCGGCAGCAATGGCCACGGTCTGATCTGGCGCCGTATTGGTTATGGTGAGCGTGCCGCTGGTAGTAATAGGACTACCCGACACGCTGATTCCCGTGCCAGCGGTAGCCGCAACAGATGTCACCGTGCCGCCGGCGTCGGCCACGAAGCTGACATTGGTGCCGTCGCTCTGTAGATTCTTTCCGCTTGCACCGGTCTGGCTCGGCAGCAGCGCATTGAGCGCCGCCTGCGCCGTGATCTGACCCGTGCCGCCATTTGCAATTGGAACCGTGTCCGACAACGTAGATCCTGCGGCGGTAACCGTAATTGCGGCGGAGCCGTCAAAATTTACGCCGTTGATGGCGCGTGCAGTCTGAAGAATGGTCGCGCTCCCGGCGTTACCTGTGATTGTCGTCTGGTCTCCAGTGTTGGCGTTAGAAATAGAGCTAGTCCCCGTGACGGCCAGCGTCGGTGTGGAAGAACCAGACACCACCACAGAATTCACTGAGGTCGGTGTAATGGCGCCTAGTGTAAGACTAATCGCTGGAACGGTTGAGCTATTCGCTACCGTACCGCTAACCCCATTGGCCGTAGTTACCGACACGTTAGTCACGCTACCCACACCAACAGCCTGCCAGGATGTGGTCGTGCCGTTAGTCTGTAGGACTTTGCCAATGTTTCCGCTCTGAGTTGGCAGGATGTCATTGAGATCCGTAGCAACCCAAGTGGCGTCTGCACGCAAGAACTTCTTGGCAGCAGCAGAACCAGCCGTAGGAGGCGGAACCAGACCCTTTGTACCACCTGTGCCACTGTCGGCCACCATCTCTGGCAGCATGGCTGTTACTTGAGCCGTTGACAGGTCTTGTGGGATGCCCGTGCCAGACGTGCGGCCCTTGACAGTAGGTCCAACCATGTCGGCCAACTTGTCGTTTGTTACAACGGAATTGGCTAACGTGGTTGTCAGCGTGCCTGTCGAGGCCGGCGCAGTTACGTCTCCCACTATGGTGATGGCTTGGTCGCCCGTGTTCGTATTAGAAAGATTTGACCCGCTGATCGTACCCGAGGCCACAATCGACGTGGGCGTGATGGCACCAAGACTCAAGGCAATCGTCCCGCTTGAGGTGATGGGACCACCGGAAGAATTAATCCCATTGGCGCCCGACACGTTTATGCTCGTCACGGTCCCGGCACCCGCGATGGCCAGAATCTGCGCTACCGTTGCTCGCTTATTGGCCGACGTGTTGCCGTCGACCATGACCGTGAAGTCATTCGTGTTGACGGTTGTAGCCGGCGTGAGCTGTGAAATTTTAAGATCGGTAGACATTACTCAACAATGATTTTGCCACCGTCCTCTAAGAGGATTCGGTAGCCGGTTTCCTGTTTCAAAAAAGAAAAGAAGCGAGGAATTCTTCTTAACTGATTTAACAAAACGCGCATTGGCGTCTATTAGTCCGTAAACGGAGACACGATGACGCGAGCCGCGCCAGAATTTTGAATAAACTTGGCAAAGATGGCCTGATTGCGCGACCAGAAATCACGATATCCAGCCGCATAGCTGTGGCCATTGGTGGCGCTGGGTGTGCTGCCATCGAAGGTAACATACACGCTGGCCGTCTTGACCTCAAACAGCATATACAAGCTGTCGATGTCAAAATTGTTGGTGAAGCTGACAGCACTTGTGCTGACGGCGATTTCTTGCAGCAACTGACCCTGGTGGGGTTTAGGCTGAAGGTTTGAGACTTTGGTATTTGCTGCCATGATGTTTTAGTTAGTAGGTGAAGACGGAAAGGCGACGAACTTGACCCTCTGCGCGAAGGAGTTTATCAGCCTCATATTGTTTAGTTGTTTCAGCATCCTGTTCCGCGGCCATAGCCTGCTCGTACTGACCCTCACCGCGAAGGTAGTCTGCAAGACATGAACGGACAAGGTACTCGCCAGTGAAGTCTGGGATTTCAATGATCGACCAGTTCGCTGCATTAGAAAAAGGCGACTGGCCTGCTGTTGTAGCAATGAGGCAAGTATAGAAGTTACCCGCCGGCTGCTTACCAGAGTCTGGCTGAAACGATCCGCTGTTGGTGGACGTATCAAAATAGATCTGCGAGCCAACTGAGTAGGTTGCGGTTGCGCTGTACGCATCGCCAAATAGAGCAGGCCGCTTGATACTGTACTCAATGAAGATCGGGTCTGCCGCCTCCATGATATTAATGTACCGCGCCGTGCTATCGTTATATAGAAAATATTTAACGAGCCGCGCCCTTGTGTTTAGGCGTGGATCGCTGTTGTAGACAGATAAAACTTCGTCCGCATCGACCGGAAGTGTTACCGTTCTGACTCCGTTTGCGTCCGTGTTGACGGTCTCGCCAGGAGGCGTGCTTGTACGAATAAGATCGGGCCACGTCTGAGCCTCCCAGATCCTCTTGAGACGGCCATTGGACAGGTCTCTGAACATGGCAAAGTCTTGCGATGTAATATTGGCACGATCAAGCCCCGTCAATTGACAGAACCGATAGAGAAGTAGACCGTAGTTGACCGTGAGCATTAAGAAGTTGGTCGCCCGAATTGATCGAAAATTGTCATGGAGGATTCGCTGGTAGATTTACCATATCCAACCATGAGCTTTGTTCTGCCGCCCTTTACCTCTAGATCGTTATCTTTGAGATAGTTTTTAAGAAATGTTTCGTCCTTCCAGCAGTCATAGCCTAAGCGTTGACCCCAGTAATGGAACGATGAAGCAGGGATTCGGGCGCGTAGACGACCTACGCCATCTACGCCCCGATGATAACCCTTAGCACCGACAGAGAGCTTCTTGGCTTCGACTCTGCCGAGCAATTTTTCCCGATGCCACCCCCGCTTGAATTCTTCAAGCATTGGCTTGACTAACTCAGTGGGGATGTTCGCTAACATTAGGAAGTGAAGTCGAACTTGCCGAAGGCGAGAGGATTCTTCACGACGAGACCAGCAACGGCCTCGATGAGACGCGCAGGACCGCCACCGTAATCGGGGAGATCACGAACCTCTGGGAGGCTCGAATAGCGGATTTCAACCAAGTCCATTGGAATGACGTAGCCCTTGTAGTTAGGGGCAAACGCATCAGGATGCAGGCGAATGCGACCGAAGTCACCTTCGAACACATCAACGCTGGAGACGTAAGCATCAGCACCGGCCTCGCGGCTGAACGTGCGGATCGTGCTGGCTGCAATTGCACCAGTGGCGGCAGCAGTTGTGCCGGTGGTGAAGAGCAGGTTTGTGAAGGCACGCTTAACTTGGCTCGAAACGATACCATCATAGTCGCGATATGTGCCAGTATTATTCCAGATTGAAGACAGCATATCCTGAGCCATTGACTCGTCGAGAGTCGATGTGGCGGCAGACCCGCCCTTGATGCTGCCCGAAGGAGTACGGAAAGCTGCAGGGACAGCAGGAACGCTGCCGCCGCTTGTGCTTACCCAAGAACCCATACCCTTTGTGAGGTACGCGACCGTGCCGTTGTCGGCTTGGCCATCGTTAGCGGACAGGAAAGTGCTTTCCATATCGCGCTTGAGGGCGACAATGCCCTTGGCGACCATGCCGGCGAGTTCATCGCGAAGACCCGCAACGACGGAAACATCCACCGAGAGGGGCGACACGCGAACTGGGCGACGGAATACCTGTACATAGTTGGCCAGAACAGCGCGGCCAGAATTAAGATTCTGGTAGTCGCCGCTGGTCACGTCTGTACCGTCAACCGTGCCAGTTGTAACAGCAGCGGGGAAGTTATCCGCCTGCCACTGCATATAAGTGTTGCCGGGCTTGCTGCCCTTGGGAGCCATCGAAACGAAAGGCGTGTCTTTCGCGTCAACGAGTGAAATATAATCCGCGAGGTCTTCGCGTTTACCAATTTGTGAGCGTTCGTATAATTGAGCCATTGTAGTAATTCCTAAATATTACAAGAACGAGGAGAGAAGCACCTTCTTGAGCGATTCCTGTGATGGCGACTTACGCATAGCAGCGGACGCCTCCTGTGACCGTGCGCTATCTTTGCTGATAGGCGCAGGAACAGATGCTGGTTTGTTCGGCTGCGATGGTGCTTTTTTAACCACCGCTTTTGTTGCCGCCTGCTTCTGCTTGGAGTAGTCTGCTTCGCGTACCTGAGCACCCTTCATATAGTCCCCAATAAACAATTTGTAATCGGGAAACTTTCTGACCTCGGGAAATGCTTGCAAGATATTTTGAGCTTGGTTGTATTCGCGAGAAGTTTTGTCCTTCCACCAGTTATATGTACTGTCAACTTGTGGTTCAAGTTGTGTCCTCGTATGCACATATTGCAGTTGTCGGGGAAGGTGCTCTTCGAGAGCATCTACAGCATTTAACCTTATACGACGGACTTCCTCCGAACTGTACTCCAATTCCTTACCTTGTTGGTCAATAATTGTAGCACCGTCTGGATTCTCTTCCGCCCACCGACGCACACGTCTGGCCTGAGCGATCTCTGCTTCCACTGCTGATTGTGTGTCAAGGTGGAGATAGGGATTGCCTGGGACTGGCGCAATAGCCGGTTGGGTGACAGGATTAGACTCGAGTCTCTGTTTGAGGGCCACGGTCTCGCTTTCGAGTGTCTTGAGTTTCTCTTCCAACTCACGCTTTGCAGCAGAAAGTTTTGAGAGTTTCTTCTTAACACCCTTGGGGAGTTCGTGGATTTCCTCTTCGGAGCCATCTTCGGATTCGCTGTTGTCAGCGTCTTCGACGTCTTGAGAAAGATCTTTTTTGTCTTCGGTCGGTTCGGTATTTACCGGACTCTCCTCGGACGTTATTTCCTCCGTTGTTTCCTCGTCTGTTTTATCAGACTTGGCAGGCTTGGAAGTTTCCTGCTCCGATGGTTCGGACATCAGAGATCCTCGAATCAGCGCAGTGAGCTTTGCTTCATCGAGTTGACCGAACTTTTCTGCTACTGGGGTTTTCAATGGTGTGTCGGAGGTCGTCCCAGTTGCCGCCGCCGTTGATTCTTGAACTGTGCTATCTTGCATGGTGTTTTTGTGGTCACCAGGATGACCGTGCAAAGTTGCTCGTGGGCGCAACTAGGAAAGCCCGTTGTGCTATATAACCTACAAAAGTTTTTCTGCGCAATAGGTACTCATGATGTCTGTTAACTCACACCATGTTTGCCCATGTTTAGTTAGCATCACAGACCTTGCGACTGCCGCGCCTGATCGCGCAGTTGCGCCAACAATAACTTGAAGTCATTGAGCGCCTCTGCGCGACCGGATGCGTGGATGCGATCCTCGCCGATGGTTTCGCGAGATATGGCAGTCTCAGTTTCGATTGCCACAGACTCGTCAAGGACGCCCATGACGGCATCCCAAGTTGCATTGGTTCCCGTGAAACCGAATCCCTCGACTAGTTTTGGTTGTATCATTGCTGCTGGCCTTGAACGGGAGCGACCCCGATCCGTCCGATTTGTTTATTCTGTTGCTGCGATTGCGACATCTGGAGGTTCTTAACGTAGTTTTGCAGCAGTTGCTGGAACTGCGGATCTGCCTGTGACGCCTGCTGCGCCTTCGGGTTGGCCTTAATGATTTGCTCAGTGTACTGCAACTTCATCGCTGCCGTTGGATCGTTCTCGGTGTAGAGTGCCTCGTTGCCCAACATCATCAGGCCAATGTCAGACTGTACTTGGCGGAACATCTGCTGGCTGGCGCCCTCCTTGTTGATAAGGATCTCGGAGGCGGCATCTGGCGCAATTGCACCGACGAGCAGCTTGACGAGTTTGTTGCGATCAATCTCTCCGCCGGCGTCCAGAGGAACAACGAACTGAGAAATTGATTGCAGCTTCTTCATCACATACTCGTTGTCGAGGTCGCGGACATCGAACTTCAAGATGAAGTCAAACTGGCCGGCAATCTCGCTGATGCGCTTGGGCAGTGGTTGGCCAGCGATGCGGACAATCTCTTCCTCGGTCATGTACTGGCAGCAGAGCTGGAACATCTGCGAGAAGACCTCGGACCATGTGCAGAACCAGTTGTTGAGCATCTTCTGCTGTAGCACCTGAGTCTTGACCGCGGGAACCGATGCGTGCGTGAGGCCAAAGTAGTTGGCGTGACGTGCGTCAACCATATCAATGACGGTCTTGGCTTCCATGATGGAAGCAGACGGCGGTGGCATCCAGCTAAAGTCGTCGGACTGCGTGACCGGAACCTGCACGCCGGGACCGATCTTGTTGATCTGTCCAACTCGTTTCTTGACCAGCAGCGGTGGCATCGTCGTGAACGCGGTGCGGTCACGGATGGAATCGTGTTGGGCCTTGATCTCTTCCTGATCTGTCATGCCAAGCTCTGACACGCCACGGCTCGCGATAATTGAGCGGCGCAGGCGTTCCGAGCGATACTCGACGAACGGGTACTTGCCGTGCGCGTAGTCGAGGAGTTCGTGTTTGGCGTACAGGTCGCTCTCGACCATGCTGGAGAATACCGTGTAGTAGATGCCTGGGACGCCCTTGTCGTTTAGCTGGCGGCTGTATGCGTGGACAACCTCGATCAAGTGATCGGTGCGCAGGATGCCCACAGGATTAATGTCAGGAGGTGAGATGCTGGCGAAGTCATTGGTCAGCCAGAACTGGCGACCCTGAGTTGTTGCCGCGGCCTCAACGAAATCCT